GTGGCCTTATAAGGGCTGTCTTCTAAAACCATCCAATCTGAAACAGTTAATTTTTCATCTCTCATTTTTCTAACTTGCGTTATTGAATATGGTTCATATTGAGAGACTTCTCCAGTTTCACGATTATAAAACCAATGTTCTGCTACTGAATCATTTGAAACTTCAATATATAAAGGACCTAAAGCATTTGTTGGTCTAGTGTCTTCAACATATTTAACTCTGTACTCATCTACTTCTACATAAATAAATTTGCTCATTAGGATATAAACTCCGAAACTCTAACTCTGCCTGCTCCGCCAGTTCCACCTGGTCTACCGTTAGGGCCTGGACCTCCAGTACCACCTGAGCCACCAGAACCAATTGTAATGGATATGGATGGTGAGTATTCAGGACCTGCGATCACTGCGAAAACACCACCGCCTCCGCCACCGCCACCACCTGGTCTACGATTACCGAGGTTTCCACCTGTGTTACCACCGTTTCCACCTGAACCCGCATTACCGAAAAATCCAGAAGCGCCACCACCTGAGCCACCGTTGTTTGATGTGCCTGGTCCAGGACTACCTGTTTGACCTTTATTGATGACCGCAGTTCTGTTTGATGTGCCTGATCCACCTGCTCCACCAGCTCCACCTGAGCCACCTGTAGCAGTTATTAAACTTCCTAAACTTGTAGTTCCACCTGCACTACCTCCACCAGCACCTGGGCCATAGTAAGTAGAACCACTGCCTCCTCCACCGCCACCAATAACTTCAAAAGTAGCGAATTGTGTATCAGCATCAGCAGTGTATGTTCCTGTAGCAGTAACATCTGTGTTAATTACACTACCTACTCCACCACCACTTGCACTAGCAAATTCAAGAGCACTCGCTCCTGAGTTAACTGTCAATACTTGACCAGCAGTTCCGATAGAAGTTAAGCCTGTTCCACCTTTTGATGTTGGAACAGTATCTAATCTTGCGTTTGCAACTGTACCAGTTGCAAGGTTGGTTGCATTCAAGTCTGTAAGTGCAGAACCGTTTAAGGCAGGTAATGTTGCAGGGAATCTAGCGTCAGGAATTGTTCCTGAAGCTAAATCTGCAGCGTCTAAATTTGTTAAGTTTGCTCCACTAACTGCGGGCAAAGTAGCAGGAAATCTTGCATCTGGTAAAGTACCTTTGTTTAACGCACCAGCGTCTGTTGATGAAGCAATTTCTACATTAAAATCTGAAGAACCATCACAATAAACAGTTGTATGTGCACCTTGTGTTATTAAAGTACCATTGGCTGTATGCCCTGTAGCTGCAATAGTTAATGTTTGAGAACCTGTTGTATTGTTAAAAAAGGTGTAGTTACTTTCAACAGCAGGAATAAAGACAACAATATCTCCTGTTAAAGCACCTGTGAGTTCAATTACTTTGTTAGAAGCCTCAGCAGTATCCGAAGCATTAGCAGTTGAAAGAGTTATATTTGCAGAACCAGCAACGGATTTAGCTAAATATCCTGCTGAAAAAGCATCAATAACATCTAAATTATTATTGGTGTTGGTACCCCATGTATTGGCATTTGCGCCAGTTGCCATCAGTTCTAATTTAAGTCTATCTGAAAAGTTACTACTCATGTTTTTACCTCTCTAAAATATATCTTTTTTTTATATCCTAGCAACACTTTTTTTATGCTGCGTCTACCTCGGTCCATGTATTACTTGCTCCTGTAACCACGTTTGCCCATGGAGTAGCAAAAGGATTACCTGTGATTATGGATAAGTCAAGTCCTGTTACATTTACCGTTGCTCCTGCTGAAGGTATCACAGTTCCCTCAGCAAAACTTAAAGCCACTGTTGAAACACTTACTATTACACCTGTTCCACCTGTGGCTGTGGCAGTTCCTGCAGAGAAACTTGAAGAAAGTCCTGTTGGTTGTACCAAAGCGTCTGCTTCTGCAACAGCAGTTCCAAGTGCAGAGGTCATAGTGACTGGAACAGGGTCTACCTGTGTAAAGATATCAATTACAGGAGTTCCAATAGCAAAATCTAACTGATCAGAAGGAGCGATGACTCCTACGTTTCCTTCTCCTACAATACCTGAAGCTCCTGATAAGGCTGCACCTATTGTTAAACTGTCTAATGTGACTAAGGAAGTACCTGTTTCGGTCGTATCGCCTAGAGCACTTGTCATCTCTAAGCCTGTCACAGAAACTATAACACCTGAACCTACTTCAACTGTAGGAGTGCCTAACGCAGTAGACATTGAAACGCTACTAACGTTGGTAATAAATTCTATATTCTCATTCCATGCAAAAGATCCCCATGTAGATCTTCCCCAACCTGCATCAACAGAACCTGATGCTGTCTCAGTGCCTAAACCAAAGGATGTTGATAAACTGCCAAGAACAACTCCTGCACCCTCTTCAATAGCTAATGCTCCTGATAGCTGTGTTTCAAATGTAACGGGTGTTACAGAAACAACGTGTTCAGGTGTGCCAATTGCTGTACCTAAAGCTGATGTTATTTGAAGTGAATCAAGTGTAACTACAACATCACCAACAAAGGTTTCAGTGCCTAATGTTGTTGTTGTCGATAACCCAGTAAGAGATACTGTGATCGAGCTTTGTTGGCCCCATGCGCCTTCGCCCCAATTATTTTCACCCCAAGCATCTGCCATGGTAATGCTCCTCTAAATTAAGATAATCTTAATATAGCACTTGAAGCATCATTAGTTGGGAATGCGATTGTGAATGTACCGTTTGTTGATGTTTTAACACTTCCGAAATCAAGAACACAAATAGCTGCATTAGTATTAGCTGCAGATCTATTATAGATCAAAGCTGCTTGAGCAGATATTGTTGCTGATGTAAAACTTGCGTTTGCAAAGTCAACAAATGCTGTTGAAGCTGTTGCACTAGTTGCTGTTAAGCCAATGGTTGGACTTGTTAAAGTTATACCACCTGCTGCGTATGTTCCTGAATTACCTACTTCGTTTGTTGCGGAATAGGCTGTTGTGTTTCCATTTAAAGTCACAGAGTTTGTATACAGAGCGAGATTGATTGTATCATTGTCAATATCGTGATCCCCTGCCAATAACTCCTTTTTAAAGGAAGCACAGACTGCTTGATTTATTGCCATGTTTATTTACCTCCTGGGTCTACTGATCTTAGAGGGAGTCGTAAGACACCGTCTACATACTCGTCTCTACGTTTACGTCCCATCTGTTCTTGAGCAAATTCACTCAAAGATTGTTGGAACTTCTGTTCGTATATTTGCATATCCTGTGTATTTTTCAAGTAAGAATATGCTTCTGAGAGAGTTCCGTACAAAAGAACTTCAGGAGCTTTGTTAGATATAAAGGTTGTTGTACTTGTTGTTCCTGAACCATTTCCAAGTCTTTCGGGAGTCTCTTGATACCACATCTCAACTGTATAAGCTAAGTTTGGAGTGGGAGCTACTATCAAAGTTACAGCATCCCAGTTAGCCCAGTATTTTGGTTTACCAGTAAAACTCGTATTTGAAGTAGATCTTTCAGGAATGTACTCATCAATGAAGGTTGTATCTTTTTGTTCTAACCAGGTTCTAGTATTGTCTGACTCAACAATCTGCAAGCTTCTTGCAAAACGCCAACCACCCTCGGGTCCGCTGACATCAAGAAAAGCGTTGTTTGCTTCAAAAGTAGAGGTAGCATATCTTCTTTGATAGTCACCATCCACGGCTCTATCTATTTTATTTTCTATATTTGTGAGAAAAACATTTATAACAGAATTAGATAAAACGTCAGAAGTTACCTCTGTATAGTTTCTAACGTTGTCTAAAAGTTCAGAATAATTCATGATATTACCACGCTTACTGTACCAACACTTGATCCGATAATCAACTCTCTGATTTCAGTAGCAGGTTTCATGCCATCTGACTCAAACGCAGAGTCGCCTGGAGCTCCAACAAAAACCGTCATTGGTTCTTGTCTTGCAGGTCTTGACCACGGTAATGCTTGAGCATCTGCTTTATGATGAGGTGGATCTAACTGAGGATGTTTAGGCTCAAAACAAGAAGGACAGGTCTTTAAACCATTCCATTCCTGTCGTAACCTGTGAAACTTATATTGTTGGCCACAACGATCGCATAACGCTATGGCATATTTACCAGTAGCAAAATTTCCCATTTTAGCTTCCTATAAAATAATTTTGAGGAACAATATGAACAGAAGTGGATTGACTGTCTTCAGTTAGAGCTCTTTGCATTTCATCTTCATAATACAATTTTAGAGCCTGTGTTCTTTCAGGTGAAATTTTTTGTGATAAAAAGTATGCAAGACCTGAAACCATACAAGGTAAAAATCTATACGGAGCATCAGGAGTGTTTGTATAAGCTCCCGCATCTTCAATTCTTCCTAAATAATAATAATTAATTTGAGTGTCTGTAGTGTTAGGAGTCAAATATAAATTGATTTGAACATTAGATAAATTTCTTTGAATAAAATATTGTGTCGGTTGACCTTGAGAACTTTTGTTTGGTATAGCTTGATACTCTGATCTTGAGATTTTTGTCATGGTAGTATCGGTATTACCGTTTCTAAAAACCATTTCTAAAACATCGCTAGCATCTGAAGGAGCTGTATACGTAGTCGTTCCCGCTGTTAAATTTTGACTATGATTTTCTACTTTCCAAATGTGAACACCTCTATTGCCCCACTCAGACAATAAAAGATTTAAACTTCTTCTTGCAGACTGTAATTGATAACCAGTTCTACTTCCTGATAGGCCACACCTTTCATACGCATCTTGTATGATGTCATCAAGCTCTAAATTAAAAGTTGTTGTTCCAGATGTGGCCATTAAAAATTATCCTCGTTTTTTCTTAACGACAGATTTCTTCTTGCCTTTTTTGACAGATTTTTTTGCTCGACCGCCGCCCTTCATAGGCATAACTTTACCGCCGCCACGCATCTTATTGACTATTGATTTTTTAGCTCTCATTTTCGCTCCTTTTTAAAAAGTTGTTCGTATTTGTCTTGCCGAGTTTTTACGACCTCATCATAATACTCAGCTGGCCATTTCTTATAATAACCTATCTTATGTAGTTTGCAACTTGCATCATATAGCTGCTTGAATTTTTGTATTAGCATCATTGAATATGCTAAGTCAGAGTGATACTCACAATTATCTGTGGGCTCCACTAAAAATTCATGTTCGTCTTCATTGGCAGGCACTTCAGGGTGAAAACCCATAAAATACACATCCCTTTTATTGTATAGCTTATTATAGAAATCTATTTTTTCTCCAAACTGTTCAGGAGAGTATTGGTCCCAAAAAGGATCGCAATATATAATTATATCGTGTTGTTTTTTATTCCAAGATTTTAAAACGGTTGTTAGTTGTTTTTCATACTTAGATTTGTCCATACGAACTTCAATTCGTAGCTTATTATCTCTTCTCCATTTAGCCGCAAAAGGACATGCTGGAAATCCGAGATGTTTATTCATTGGTTCTAAGACATGCTTAGACCATTGAATTACATCATCTTTTATTTTTTCTGCTTGTTTTTTTCTTGGCAAATGTTGCTGCTCTTGAAGGTGTAGGACCAGTGTTAGCTTTTGCTTGTTTTCTTCTAACTGCTCCTGCACGTTGACCTTTACTCATGGCTCTAGCTTTTGCTATGGGGACACACTTAGGATATTTTTTTCTTTTCTCCCCGCCACTTCTACCACATTTAGGAAATGAACCATCTGATCTTGGATTAGCTATATCAACCCAATTTTCTTTTACCCAAGATCTAAGTCCCTTTTTTGCCATGTTTTTTCCTTATGCTATTTTTACCACTTTTAAATATAGAAGCCACTTTATTTTTTCCCATTACCTTAGCACGTTGCTCAGCGACAGTAAGTATTTGAATTTTTCTCGCAAACGGTTTTTTAACTTTGCGCACTTTTGCAACCGTCGCCCTTGCGTCAGCAGGAGTAGCAAACTTAATGCGGACAGTGTCTTTCGGATTCTCATCGGTGTAAAGCCTTCTTCCAGATCCTTTAGGTTTCTTGCCAGTTCCTTTTACAGGATCTTTAGGCATAAATATTTTTAGGTAGTTTAGTTTTCTTTCGTCTTTTGTTATCTACCATGCCACAACCAGCTGCAATTATTCTACCGCCTTTTTCCATTCTTTGAGCGGAAACTTGTTTTCTTTGTTGTGAAAGACCTTGAGGGTTTGGACCTCTCATTGGCGGAACAGTTGTGGTTAGTCCACCATCTGCTTTCTTTTGAACTTTTTTCTTAGAGCCTTTTTTACCGCCAGGAGTAACCTTCCCTGAGCATACCGCACTCGCATACATATTAGCATAAGCGCTAGGGTACACTTTGAATTTACGCTTTGCG